GAATGGGAAAGAATATGCGGAAGATGCCGACACGCATATCATTTATGACCTGGAGTTGTATAAGATGGGGAATTTGGTGGAGCGGGGTCGGCGGACAATTATCCCAGCGGACCCGCGCACGGGGGCGGGGGAGCAGTCGCGGGTGGATTTCATTTAGTTGTTTTTTTTTTTACGAATACTTCGCGTTGAACGACTATTTGTGCGACCATGATGACCACGACGAACACGACGACCACGCCGGAGAGAAACCTTTTTGCCAACGCGGGGGTGCCGCCGACTGTGGCGGCGGCGTAGCCGACGGGTGTGTGTGCGGTGGCTACCACCATCTACTTCTTCTGGTTCTACTTGTGGTGTTTCTGGTCTAGGAACTGATACACTTTCTACGTATGGTGATAAAACCAACGCCGGACCTCCATTACTAGAAAAAGATGACGGCGAACCAGATGAACTCTGAATAGATGACGGCGGAGATTCGAACGCCATTTGTGACGTTCTCGTTTGCGAAGTACTCTGAGACGGAGACGGAGACGGAGACGGAGACGGAGACGGAGACGGAGACGGAGACTGAGACTCAACAAGTAGTCGAAAATCAGCAAAAGAACCAACACTGTCTAACAAATGAACGATATGTATATCAGATGGCTTAGTGGCTGACTGAGATTGAGAATATTGCGATGAATGAGACGGAGACGGGGACGGAGACGTCATGGCCGATTGATAAAAATCAGGCAATTTATGAAGTGATGGCCATAATCGTGCCTGTTGGTGTTCCATCTCTGAAAATATAGCTTCTGGAATTGTTCCATATACTAACCGCGGGTCAGCTTGCGTATTAATGGATGAAAGCAGCACAGGTTTTGAACCGGAACTAGTAATCTCTGGAAATTCCAATTCACTACAAGTGAAATCAAAGATGGATAGGTTTATGTCAGATAAGCTAGTTCCACGTGGTGTAACCTCTAATAATAAAAATGTAATAATATCTCTTATATCTTTAAATTGTATATCATCTACGGATGTATCACCAAAGTCAATCTTGAAAGAATTACTATCAGCATCGTAATGAACGTTATATTTAACCGACTTTCCCTTCGTTGAAGTATATGTTGTATGAGGTTGATTATACAATTCAATAACAGACGTAACGCGAGGTTTAACCGTTTCACAATAAATGATAATACAACTTGCTAACCTTTTCGAAGGGTCTGCGTCATTGTCTTGATCTATATTATACGTTTTTTCTGTGATATAACAATCATGTTTTTTCCATTCCACTCGCTGTTTCATCGTTATAACTTCTGATTTAAACAATCGGTCTGTCTTGTCAGAACCATGCTGCACACCTAAAGCAAACTCATTATCTACCTTACTTTGTAACGCCCGAACGTGTTTTTGCTCATATTTTGGTAATTGTTCCAATAAAAAATCGATACCCGACGATGATTTATTATATTGTTTGATTGTCTTTTGTATAAACTCGTCGGTTTTAGGCTCGTCATAATATGAATAACCTAATATGGATGGTGCGTATAATTGAATATTCGGCGATAATGGAGTCGTCCTCAGCGTATATTCGTAACAATTTGGTTGAAAACAAGCTGAAGAAGTATGGTCTAATTTTACCGGCGTGACATCACCATGTATCATAATAAACGCTATCGCATTCACACTTGCTACGCGTGATGCGGCCGACATTTCTGCTTATATTATTATATAAAATTATATAAAATTATATAAAGTGTGATATTATATAATAAGTCGTGGTTGTGTTGAATCATGTTCCGTCATCCGTCATCGGTTTTCTCTTTAGTTTCAAGAATATAGAATCCGTATCTTCCTGAAACCGGACTTTTCGCGTTTCTTCGCTTGGTGGCATCGGCATCGGCGCCGACGTTATTTGTTGTGGCATGACGAACTCATTCGGGTCATACTCTTTCATCGGAAGCGGCTGTTGCTGCTGTTGCTCCGATGGCGGCATCGATGCTTTCATTCTCTCGGTGATTTCATCCATATCTCTCTGTCGTGCGGCAATTCTCTCGGCAATCAGTCGTTCCATATCATCACCGCCGCGGAATGGACTGTCATCGCCGGGTCCCGGCGCGGTGGCGTCTAAATGAACTACTTCGACAACTGGCGGTGATGATAATGGAGGTGCCGATGTTTTATCCTGTCGCGATTTTAATCTTACATTCGGGTTCGAATCTCTCGGAAAATCGGAGAAGTCAATCTCAGGTGGTCGAGGAACTTCGAAATACGAACGCATCTCTGCCTCCTTCTCTCGCATCTTCATTTCGATTTCTTGGCGTTTCTGGGATTGGAAGTCTTCCGCATTATAAATCTCTCGGACGCTGCTTCCGCCACTAGCTTGTGGAGGAGTTTTCGTCGGAAATACACGCGTCCCTAATTTTATCGCGCTTATATCTCTCGCAAGTTTTGGAATATTGACGGCGAGAGATTCAATCGCAATCTTATTGAGTTCTTTAAGAGAAAATGACGCCGCACGTAATCGGTCTATTTCCGTCTTAATTTGTTTCGCCGCTTCAAAATCCTCAGCTTGTATCGCGAGAACCTTGCGTGCTTCCAGTTTATCCAGCCGCGCAAGCGGTGCTTCCATTTCGTCGATGGTCGCACGGAGCTTCTTCGCAGCGTCATAATCCTCTTCGGCGATGGCTTGCTGCTTTGCTTGATGAAGCTCTCGTAACTTCGCCGCATGAAGCGTCGGAATGGTCGCCGAGAGATTTTTGAGGATGCGTTCAAAGACGTGCTTGATTTCTTCTGGTGTTACGTTTTCGGGAATACTGTCGAATAGTCCCTCTTCCGCCAATAACGACCAGAGGAGCTCTTTGTTTTCTTGGCTTACGAGAGATGACATTCGCGGGGCTTGGTTTAGTTGTTGTTATCGGCGTATTCAATTATATAAACATAATGCGGTGGGTTTATATAATTTAGTAGAAAACAAATACACTTTCACAAAAAATTGAAATATTCATTCCATTATTCCATTATTCCATTCTTCCATTCCATTATTCATTCCATTATTCATTCCATGGAAATCACCAAGCCGTTTATGAAGTGGGTCGGAGGAAAAACACAAATTATCGACGACGTCCTTGATTTATTCCCATCCGAGATGCATAATTACCACGAGCCATTCTTGGGTGGAGGAAGCGTGCTTCTCGCCCTTTTATCACACAAAACGAACGGTCGGTTCAAAATTACCGGAAAAATATACGCAAGTGACGTGAATTCCAATCTAATCGGTCTTTATCGAAATATTCAGTCCGACCCAGACGCATTCATTACAGAAATAAAGAAACTAACCGACGAGTTTGCGAAATGTAAAGGAACTGTGATTCATCGCAAGCCAGCCACCATCGAAGAAGCATCGACCTCGCCAGAATCATATTACTTCTGGGTTCGGTCAAGGTTCAACATACTATCAAAAATCGAACGTTCATCCGTCGCTGGGTCGGCGATGCTACTCTTCATGAATAAGACGTGCTTTCGTGGCCTTTATCGTGAAGGACCCAACGGTTTTAATGTCCCGTTCGGCAACTATAAAAATCCCGCGATTATCGACGAAGACCACATTCGGGCAGTTTCTTCCCTGATACAGGATGTTATATTTACGAACTGCTCGTTTGGCGAATCTATGTCAAACGACGTTGTAAGCAGTGCCGACTTTGTATATCTTGACCCGCCGTATGCTCCCGAAAATAATACATCATTTGTTTCATATACATCGGACGGGTTTGGTATCGATGACCACAACGCACTATTTACGCTTTGCGGCGAGTTCAAGAATAAAAATGTAAGAATGTTGATGAGTAACGCCGATGTATCGCTTGTAAAATCCGCATTTGCATCGCCATCCTATACAATAAAAGTGATTTGCTGTCGGAGAGCAATTCATTCAAAAAAACCCGATTCGCGCACCAATGAGCTCTTGATTACGAATTATTAGGGGTCAATGATTCCGTGCTCGCCCATGTTCGGAGAATGTCGGTTGCGCCGATGTATTCGATGCCAATTTCACGGAAGCACTCTAATATTTTGTTTTTTTGCGCACTCGACTTTTCGCCACAAAGATTACCATATTGCTGTCTTGATATCTTTTCTGCTCCGCCCATACATACAATTTTCAACGGTTTTCCATACAATTGTGGAACTTCCGCGTATTTGAAGGGCGAACCCAGTATTTTCTCTCCAGCAGTCCCGCTGGTATAAAACGTTTGAGCCTTTGCTTCAAGTATAGCATCATCGACCTCTGAATCGGGCTGATAATGCTGTTTCTTCACCGGCTTTGTAACATGTTTGCCGAGTAGAGCATACATCTCTTCGCAAATATGCTCGCCAAACTTGTTTGTCCATTGTTTGTCCAGCTTCAAATCAGGACGACGTGAGCGAAGCATTTCTTGGCCCCATTTATCCTCATGTTCTTTGTATAATTTTTCGTCGGCTGTTTTGTTTTTTTTCTCAATGGGGGGCAGAAATGACAGGTCGGCGAATAGCCACTGAATCACCTCTTTGTTTCTGAGAAGAATGATACGCGCGTCGGTTGTAGAAGCAATACGGTGACACACCGCATCTATGACGGAAGTCATTTTATTCTAGTTCTACACTTTATTGAGTGATTGGCTTTACATCTTTTTGATTTCCATTCCATTCCATTCGGCCGACCGCAGGTCGGAAGGCTGGTAGGCGGGCCAACGCCGCTGCTAAAAATCCACATTCGGTGTCGGCACCTTTTCATCCACATTAAAAAACTTGCGCCGGAACCGCTGCATATATTTATCGGTTAGTTTCTTTTCTTTGTCAAGAAAATCATGAACCGTCATCTTGCCCAGCAACATATGAATAATCATGAATATGGAATAAACGCCGCATTCTGTATCGTTTTTCTGATGATGAACGTCGTTGATATATTCCTTAAATGGTATTCCGTTGGCCTCTCCTTGTTCGCGCACCATCTTCATAAATTTGCGCAGTCGTTTTTGTGGAGGGTCGCCTGTGCTATCAAAAAAGAAAATGAC